AATTCAATCTTATATATAGGTCTAATCCCTTGAGGATAAACACCTATAACATATTGTTTCTCACCATCAGAACCAATTACTTCATCACCTAATGTTAGATCACCCATATTAACCCATCCGTTTGGAGTTAATACCGGTTCAGTTATAGGTAAAGATTTCCCAACACCCGTTGGGGCAAGGACAACACCAATTTCACCTTTAGCCAAACCACCTTTAAGTAAACGATCGATACCAGGAATACCCATTGGGATTGGGTGTCTATAATCATCGTCTAATACTTGATCTAAATCACTAAAAACATTCATTAAACTGGTATCTTTCTCACCCACTTGAAGGGCACCTTTAACCATCTCTTCCAATGTATCATAATTCTCAAATTCACCACCATCGATGATTTTTTGAGCTTTATTCATTACTTTTTGTAATTCTTGTTGTTTACAAAATTTAAGAGCTTTCTCTTGAACAAATTCACCACCATCGATTGGTGAATCTTGTATTTTTTTTATCATGTCCAAAACAATTTTGGACGCAATTTCTTGTTGTAATTCCGATTTAGTTATTTGTTCTAATGTATCAAATGATGGTGTGTGATTATATTTAGTATAATATTCTCGAATCATTTGAATGATAATTTTAAAATATTTATTTTCAAAATAATTCGTCTCAATTACATCCATTATAGAATGTGAAAAATCCTTATCCAATATGATCTGATTCAATAACTGAATCTGAAATGAATTACCTAAATATTCAAAATTTTTATTAGTTCCCATAATTAACTTTTCTTAGTTTGTAAAAATAAATATAATCAAACTAAACTAAATCCAGCATAATCAAAATTAATTTCTTTTCCTGAAAAAATGTCAGTAAGATCTGACAATACACCCTTTAATTGAGGTCTTAAATCCACCGTATATCTTACCTTTGGGGGATATACTTTAGCGTCAAATACTCTATGACAAATTGTTGTCTCACCAATTCTAATTATCACATTAAAATTCTCACTACCTTCAGTATATGATGTATTTAAAATATCAGGATTCTCCTGTATTTCATACTCATTATCCAACATATAAACCACAGTTCTCATTTTCAAACTATACTGAAGTTGCTCACAGAAATCTTTAATGTATTCATGCAACTCAATCGAATTTTTAGATTTTGGATTAAAACCCCTAACATTGAAGAATCTTTGAACCACGATGTTCTCATTACACTTCAATAAAAATTCCACCTTTGTAAAATCCTGATCTCTCATACTTTTTTGTTTTTGTAAATTGTTTTTTCTTTTCTTGTTAACTTTAAAAATGGTTTTAAAAACCCCACCCACGCTTCATCACCTTTAGGTAAAAACTTAAATAACCCATCGTTCATCATCATTTTAATCAAATTTTTATACCCTCTCCCATCAGGGTCTAATGATTCCGAATAATAAAGTTTTATCATTTCTTTACCCTCATCATTAATTAATGGTTCCGACAAATCTACTAATTTTTTATTAATTAAAAAAAATTCTTCACCATTAATTCCATCTTTAGTTTTTCCACTGAGTAAATTTTCTAAAACAACACTCTTCTTTTGTTCATTAATTAATAATTTTCCCTTATTTAAAATATCGTTATAAGAAACTTCTGAATCAAGTATCTCAGGAAATAATTTAATAAAAGTTTTTTCACCCAAATTATAAATACCACTAATATTATCCGATACATCACCAACAATGATCTTATACGTCTTAATATTATAATGGGGAATCTCATAAGACTTGATCTTTATGTTATCCCCATTTCTATAATATTTCTTTAAAATTGGTGAATATATCGTAACCTTATCTGATATTAATTGAGTTAAATCTTTATCACTTGAAAATATCGTTTTCTCTTCATCTTGAGATATTTGACAATAATACGCAATACTATCATCCGCTTCACAATTCTCAACCTCAAGTTGTCGTATAAACATCTCCTCAAGATATTCCTTTATCCTATTTTTTTGATAATTAAATGAATCTTTTTTTTCATCGTCAAATGGAGTTATCTTACGATTCATTTTATATTCCGGGTATAACAATTTCCTTTGAGTCGAATTTGTCTCACTATCCCAAAATATCATTACTTTATTAAAGTTAGTCTCCTCCAAAAATTTACGAAGAGTATTTAAAAAATGCCAAATACCCCCAACATGTTTTCCTTCATGGTAAAAATCTTTAACACCCTGAATCCCAATCTTTAATAAATTATTACCATCAACAATTAATGTTTTATTCATTTTTTACCATTTAAATGGTTCTACAATATTTTGTTACTTTTTTTAATTTTCAAAATCAACACCAATATCAATTCCTTCACTTTCAGTTAAATCAAAATTAGAAGATCCCATTTTTTCAGACCAATATTCAGAATATTCTTTTTTATATTTATCTAAAGCTTCTTTTGAGTCCGATATGTATCCATTATGAACCGCAATAATCTTACCATCTTTATATCCTAAACCTGATACGTGATTTTTTAATATCGATATTTTTGTTCTAACCGCAAAAGAAACTTTTCTATTATTTTTAGTAGCATCAATATGATTAACTCCTGAACTTTTTTGGTTACCAAATAAAAACACTAAAGATGATGCCAAGTATAATGCCTGACCACCTTTCGGCTGTATGGTAGGTTGTCCAAATGGTGTATCAGGTAATTGAACCCAAACTTGGTTGACTACAACAATTGTATTATAATAAGGATAATCTTCTTTTTTTGATCTAGTTATTCTAGAATGTAATCCTCTACCAATTTTATCTGCTAGTATTCTTGAGTCATGCATTGTCCCCCCAGCCCCATCATATGTTTGTTTACAGGGAATTGATCCTATGGAATCAATACAAAATAATAAACTATATGGTATATCACCCTTTTCTTGTGCGTCCAATATATCATTTATAAAATCGGTCATTTGTTCAATATATTCGAAAGAATCATTAAATATAAACATACCTTCCCATTCCCCATCTTCATTTTTTGTAGCTTCAAGACCCAATTCAACGGCATGTTCCCAAGACCATTTACGTTCGGTGATAATAAAGACAGGTAGATGACCTTTTTTTTGTGCATCAGCTGCTGCTAAAATCATTGCCGTTGTTTTTGAAGAATTTGAATGCCCAATATTCATATTAATACCCCCCATTACTGGTCCTGGTAACCCACAAGCTTCCATAAACGCTTCTCCGCAATTATAAAAACTTTCATCTTTATATTTTGTCTTAGTGGAGAACTTTTTTTTGATGTCATCAAAATTAAATTCTTTTTTCTTAATTGCCATATTAATTGTTTTTGATTAAAGATAAAAAAAGGTAGTGACTTTGTAAATCACTACCTACCATTATAGTACTTTTTAAAATGGAAGTTCTTCATCAACTTCATCATTTATTTGAGGATCGATAGTTTGTGGTGTTGTTTCCTGTTTTGTTGTCGTAGTTTTACCACCAATAGTTGTTTCACTTTCAGTTGAATTACCATAAACATACCCTCCTTTTTCACTATCCCATCTTGGTGTTTCACCATTAGCAATAGCTTCAAGATATTCTACAGGTTTTTTTGAATACACATCACTCCAAGTTAATTCATCATTAACCCAAGAATTTAATGTCTCAGTCTCTTCGTGAAGTGGACTTGGATCATCATACATTATAGTTTGAATTACCGTGTATATCCCACCCGAATTTGTTTTCGCCTTTGTAAGTTCAAGTATTAAATCTCTACCTTTATCAACATCAGTTACATCACCTTTAGCTTTCCATATTGGAATAATTTTATCCAAAATACCTTCTTGTTTGTAGTTATGTTTAAAACGCCAGAATTTAACACCATCTTCTTCATGATCACGATCAATAACTTTAACAATATAGAATTTTCTTGATCTATATTCCGATGCTAATTTTTTGTCAACTTCTCTCCCAGTCGACATTAATTCTTCATACACTTCGTTTAAAGGTGATCGTTCATTATCATTTTTTCCTGGATCATAAAATTTTTGCCATTTTCCATCCACCTTAATTTCGTGGAACCATACCTCCTTAAAAGGTGAAGAACCATCAGTTGTAGGTAAGATTCTAACCCTTTTCTGACCTTGTTTTTCATTATCTTTTAAGATAGCTGCGAAGTATTTTTTCATTCTCTCATCTTGTGACATTTTTGAAGTGGAAGATGAACCACTTTGTTTTGAACTTTCATATTGAGCCAAAACTGAATCTAAAACATTTGTCGCCATATATTGTATTTGTTAAAAGTTTACATAGAAAGTATAAGTAGGAATTTGTAAGTAGTCAAATAATTTTTTAAAATAATATGGTCACAATTAATTGTGACCATATTATTACATCATATCATCTTCTTTATCGTAATTATTAAACGATTGTTTGATTTCATTTGGTGAATATTCTTCAACTTCATCCGTTGTTAAAATATATTCATTTTTTCCTGATTTTTCCATTTCATCTTGTTTATCAATGAAAAAATCCGATAATTTTTGATTAAATGGTCCCGAATCTAATGTTCTTAGTTCTAATTTTTCTTCAGGTGTTTTTTGTCTATATTTTTCAACTTTAGATTCAAGGTTATTAAGTGCCGACATTATATTGTCCATTTCACTTAATTTAGATTCCATATTTTCCAATTGTTTGAATAAATTTTCAAAATATTCTTCCTGTTTATCTTCAATCTTTTTTTGCCCATTAACCAAATCCGTTATTTCTAATTCTTCAGTTTCATCCTCCTCTTTACCAACTTCTTCCACTTCAGGATCTGTCGCAACATCTATTGGTTGTGGAGTTTCAGGTACAGGAGGTGTAGGTGCTTCAGGTGCTAATGTTGCATCAGGAGCTGGTGGAACATCACCACCCGCAGGTGCTTCACCAGGTAATGGTGGTAAAGGAGGTAGATCAGTTGCTTCTTGTTCTGAAATATAATTATTGATTTTATTATATTTATTAATTTCCTCTAATATTTTTTTATCTATTCCCATTTTATTATCCATTTAATAATTGTTTAATACCTGTTGTAGTTTCAACTTGTATTTTTTTATTAGTATTTAAAGTGTTATCTACTCGTTCTATTAAACCATCTTTCATTCTAACGGTATAACAATCACCAGTGTCCAAATCACACACCTCTTTAAATCCGTTTCCGGCATCTTTCTCTGACATTCTTGTATTTTTACCAAGATAATTGTCTAATATTAATTTAACGCTCATATCATTTAAGTTTAATATAAATATCTATTATATCATAAAAATATTATCCAATTATGGATTTTAATATTTCTTGAGATTTTTTGAATTTATCTTCAATTTTTTTAACATCACTTTCAGTCATTTTATTATAAACATTTTCATCTTTATCTATAGGCCATTTCAAAATAAATGCTTTAGTGAATGATTTAATTATGTTATTACCATTTGATATGTAATCCTGTTCAATATATGATGTTTTATTTTTAAATTTATTGATAAAAAAATCAATAAAATCTTTATCAGTTTCAAACATTACCATAGGTATATTCTCAACACTACCTTGTGTTGAACAAAAATATGTTGTATTAAAATAAGTTAACGCACCTCCATAATTAACATTTAATCTAACTGAACCATAATTAGAATTGTATGTTTCAAAACCAGTTTCTTTACCACTATTAATATACATTACACCAAATATAAATTCAATTAATATATTTTTTAAACTTTCATTTATATTTAATGGATTAACATTATCAATTATCAATTTATAAGCCTCCTTAAATTTTAAACTTGTTTTTTTTGCAGTTTCGTTTGTAAACGATTTATAAGAAGTATTTAATTTATCAGAACAATTCTGATTTGCAGTTAAAACACCGATACCAGAATTAACATTATCTATAATTGTTGTTTTTTGTTTTAATATATTTTCAGAACTTTCATCAATTTTTTTATCATTCTGTTGAACTTTTTCCTTAATTGTTTCAAGTATCTTAATATTCAATGATTGTATAAAATTATCAATTTTTGGTATACTATAGAAAGGTTGTCTCTGACCTTCAAATGTTGTATCAAAACCATTTTCACTAATTTTATGACTCACTTTCAATATCATATATGGACCACTAAACATCGGTACATTTCGTAAATTAAAATACATCATTGGTTGAATTAACGCATTTCCTAACATATCAACCGAACACTTATAACTTCTATTTTTATATAAATTATAAAGAGAAACACTTTGTGAATAACCAGCCCTATTTCTATCCAAATTAGCCATACTATTTAATACTTCTAACGATTCCGTAGTTGGTAATCCAGGATCTTGACTTATATCAAATTGTTTAAATATTTGTTGATTTTGAGGACCAATATCAATGTTAAATCCAACTACTTTGTTAGATTTATCCCAATTCGTTTTATTATCTTGATTTTCCAATAATGGATTATCTGTCGATCGTCTTAAATCAAATGCATCATCTCTAAATCTATAATCCACATTATCATTTATCGCCAAATGTTCACTAGGTTTATTTGCATATAAACATAAAAATTTAGAACTTGTTTCTCTATAATCAACATTTAAATGAGTTCCAAATAATGTATTTGCAAATTCTAATGTTCCTTCAGGTTTTGGTGAAGGATTTTTACTTACATCTTTCACATTATAAAAATTAGCATATGCTGGTAATGTAAAATTCACAAAATTATTTTGAACTAAAATTGTTTGTACGATATCAAGTAATGAATTTTTTTCTTCAGAATATTCTATTAAATCTTTTAATTTAAAGATATCCACATATATTTTTTGACCAATATCACGACTAGCTCTATCAACTAATAACACATCTTCAAAAATTGTTTTAGATTTAAAATCAGTACCTGATATCCAAGTATCATTTATAGTTTTAAATAACTCCCATAATTCATATTTAGTTTGTTCACCTTCTAAGTTAGATTTTACATTATAATCTTCTTGTTTTATTTCAACATTTGGTAATGTATTCCTAAGTCGTGTCATTTCTAAATCTAACACTGTATTTATATGTGTGACATTCTTAGTTATATAACCATCCATTAAATCATAAAAACTACTAATATTTAAATTTGGGTTATTTAATTTTTGAGTTGCATATATCTTAATAATTGGTGCAAAGTTTTTTATATTAAGTTCACTAAATTCAACATTTAAATCAATAAAAAAATCAGTAATATACGAACCATTATCACTATAAACTAATTCAGGAATTTCAGAAAACCCAACATAAGTTTCCAGTACTTTCCATGTTTCGGGATATTGTGTTTTCGATTGTAATAGAGTCACACTACCACCTATCGAAGGTAAACTATTAGGTGATGATTGATTATACCCATTATATTCATACGGATCTTGTATATATTGATGTGAAAAACTATAAAATAATCTTCTATCAAAATTAGATGGATTCCCATATTTTAATACGACTTTATAATCCATAAATTGTGATAAATAATTCTTAAAATTAGTAATTTGACTTTCTTGTATTTCATTCACAATATCATTATCGTTTGTCGGATCTGATGTTGGTTTTGGTATTTTTAATAAAACTTTCATTAACATTTGAAAATTCTTATAATTATCCTGTGACTCCAACTCCTCATCAAATGTTGATGGTATTGTGGTTTTAAAATCATACATCGATCTACTAAAATTTAAAAATTCAGTTTCTAACATATCTAGAATACCTTTATCAAAGGTTGTAAATAACTCACTAATTGTTGAATATTTAGTTACATCACCATTTATTGAAAAATTTTGTTGTATAGCAACATTATTAAATACCTCTTTCAGGTAACTATCAGGTGATGATTTAATCAACTTATCATTATCAAAATAACCATAATGTGGTGCCTTCCAAAATAATTTAACAGAACCATTATACATTGAAGTATTGTTACTTACCTCAGTTGTTAAAGAACCACTAGAATCAAAACACTCATCTTTAGTTTGATTAACCATTGAACCAAAAGATGGTAATGGAAAAATATTTTCTCCGTCAGATGTTTTACTATAACAAGACCAGGGTTTTACTAATAAAGATCTATTATTATTAGAACTATCAAAACCATTACCTTCAACAATATTAGTTTGAATAACATTATTTAAAAATAATTTATCACCTAAAACATTTTGAATTTCTATATTTGTATATCCATTAATATTAGGATTAGTAACAATAAATTGAGTGGGTATTGTTATATTTTGTGATGGTTCAATTTCATAAGTTCCGATACCACCACTTGTTCCTGATATTTGATTTTTTATTGTAGTCCCAATCGAAATACCATTACCTGACAATGTAATACCTTCAAATAAATCATTTGAATTAATTGTTAAAATCTCTAAAGTAGTACCCGATATTTTACAAGTTCCATTAATTTGAACTAAAGTATTGAAAACTCTCTCACCTTGTAAAAATACATTAAAATCATCTATAGTTTTTGGATAAAAACCAGTATTAATATATGTTTTAGTATTACCACCATCAATAATGTTATCTTGTAATATCATATCACAAGGACTATTATTAATAATTAATTTATAATTTTTTGTAATTGCACTATTTGCCGGATCGAAATTATAAGAATAATTAAAATCTTTCCATACATCATCTAATATATCAACACCTGACTCAACCCAAGTTTTATAACGATGCCATATAGATCCATATTTTAATACCCAAGCATATGGTAATTTATGTATTGCACCATATTTTTTAAACACAGAAATTAAATAATCCAATTCATTTGAACTACCATCTCCATTAAATTCTTTATATTTTTCTCTAAGTGTTGATAATGGTAAACTATTTAAGAATAAAAATGCTGCATTTTTATATGGATATAATTCATTTGATTTATACCTAAAATTATAAACACCTTGTTGAATCGCATTTATAAAATACGGGCTATTCAACATAGATGTTGTTTGTTCGGACACTAAATTATTATCATAATTAAAATACGATAAATTACCTTCAGTTATGTATTGTTCTTGAATTGTTCTATTTTGATAAAATGTTTTTAAATTACTTAAATCAATTGTTTGATCGAAAACACTAATACCGTTATTATTTTTCTTATAATTAAAATTAGTAATAGGTTCAATATCTTTACCACTATTTTTATAATTAGTAATACTTCTTGTGGTTAGATCATAATTTAAAACTTCAGTTGTTTTAAATATTGATTCAACATTTTGTGTACCATTAGCATTTGACATATATTGTTTAATCCAACCTAAATTAGTTATTGGATAAATGTCGGTAATGTCATAAGTTTCAACAATATTTTTTTCACCAAAATATTCAACAACCATATCATTTTTCTCTAATGACACATTCGGTTGTGATATTTCATTATTGGTAATATCACCATTTAAAATTTGAAAACTATTATTTACATCATTTTTAATATAACTGGTGTTAAAATTACCACGAATATAATTTTGCCATAATTCACCATTACCATCATTAGATATATGTCTCAAAAATGATAAATATACACCTGAATTTATATTATATTCCTTAAGTTTTTTAGTTAAAAATGGATTATCCGTTCCTAATGATTTAATTATATCTAAAACTTCTGACTCAGCATAATATTGACTCATATTAAATAATTTTCCTGAATCTCTACTTAATTTACTATAAAATGAATTAATAATTAATCGTTCATAAATTTCATAAAAAAACTTAACCTCTTCAACATTTTGAAATACTTCATTATTTATCGGATATTCAATCGCATTAAAACTTAATCGATTTGGTTTTTTCAATAAATTAGTAGTTTCGGTTATAGGTTCATTAGGATTTTCCCTTTGTATCTTCGCTTTAATAAATTCTTCAACAAATTGAACTTCAGGCCATATTTCAGGTGAAAATGCCCTAACTTTACTCGCAATTGAAGAATGTCCCGGATACATTAATTCATATTTTTCACCATCTTCCTTTAAATTATTTTCAACAATTACTTGAGGCCAAGGATATATCGGTGTTTCATCTATTGTTAAATCTTTTAAATCAACACTTTTCACCGTAGATGAAGTGTTCAATACCGCTTGTTTTCTCAATGAATCATCTCGTAAATCCCAAGCTTTAGTGTGTACATCATCTAATAGTCTCAAAAATGATTCACCTTGAGCAAAAAATACTGCCAATACATTCCTTATTGTTGGTTCAAACCCAATTCCACCATCTTTTACACTTGATTTAACTTTATTCGATAAATCATTTGTTAATCCTTCTTCAATTTTTTGTTTTTTTGTTAAATAATTTTCAGTTATTATTTTAGTTTTATCAAAAAATGATCCTTCACCTTCAAAATAAAAACGAGGACTTAAAACAAATTCCAACATTAATTGATTTTTATATGATTCAATCTCACTTAATGGTATTTCTTTTTTATTATTTTGAAGATAAGTTTTTTTGATATCAATATCATTTATATTTACATTACTATAAAAAGTACTGGTATTTTTATTAATATCTAAAAATATATCAACAGGGATACTATTTGGAGTTCCATTACCCAATGTTTTGTTGCCGGTTAATGAATTATTATATTTTTTAACATAACCAGACAATTTAGTTAATGCTAAATTTCTTTTTTCCGCAGTATCATATTCCTTTTTATATTGATATATTGTTAAACCATTATTAGTAATAAAAACTTTTTCAAAATCTAAATAAGTTTTTGCCCAAGATTCACCAGCATATAAGAATACATTTCCTTCATATTCCGTGATTTTTGTAGCATAATCTTCAATATCGTTTAACACATTCAAATTGGTTTTTGAATATGAATCAATGATATTTTTTAAAAATGTATTTAATCTAACTTTTAATTGTTGTATTGTTATTTCAGGAAAATTATCATCAATTAAACCTTTCGATTTATATTCCGAATATAATTCTTTCATTTTAGATAAACCAATACTTGATCTAGAATTTTTAACAACACTATTATTTACACCATTTCCTGTTTTACTAGTTTCCTGAGTTTTTACATTAGACTGATACATTAAAGGTGCTGCAATCATACTACCCCAATTAATATGTGACATTATAGTATATTTATACCCATATAACCTTAATTGAACTCTGAAATTACCACTACTAGGATCAAAACTACTCGTAAATGATTGTAACATCAAAGGTAATCTAACCGCTTTACCTAAATAACCTTTAATTGTTAAATAAAATAATGGATATGGTAATTGAAAAAATGCCGCATATGGAGAATTATTACCACCCTCAAATAATGCACGACCTTTAACATCTTCTAAAGTTATATCAATCACAGGTAAAAAATCAGTACCATAATTAATATTTATTTGTGTTATACCCAATAATCCATTATCAACAGCACCAGGATTACCATTCGAAACTAAAGTTTGACTATAATAAAAATCATCACTTTTATTAGGATTAGCATTTATATTAATTTTTGGTTGATTAACACCCTCACCTTTTAGTGAATTTTTTCCCGTAATCTCATCAGTCCAACCATTATCTAAAAATGTTTTTTGACCGGGATTTAAAAAATTTATACTACCAACAGAAATTGTTCTTACCGTCTCCGTCAATGGTACACCAATTGCCAATTTAGTTCTTGGTAAAACTTGACATTCCAAATTAGCATACATAACAAGATTCTCCTGTTTTATGAGTCTTTCTTTTGGATTACCATCCTGATCAATAACTTTATTGGGATCTATTACTGAGATATTTTGGTAATCAAATTCAACTAATATATTTTCCGCGTTATCTACCATAATAGAAGAAATGATTTTCTAATGAACTTTTATAATCTTGTAATGAACTTAATAAAGGAAATGGAATTGTCAATACAGCACCATCGGGTATATTAAACTCAAGTCCTGTAAATTGAGGATTTGCCAATAATATTAACCACCCAAAAAATGGCGTATTATAATATTGTTGAGATACTTTATCAAGTCTTGATGTACCCGCTTTATAAATATACTTTTTATCCGATGATTTAGCAGGTAAATTCACATATGGTACAACTTTTTGTTCACCATTTTGTAAAAATTGACTATATCTATTATAATATTGTAACGCCATTTTAATTAAATTTTACTTTATCATTATATGTTTTTTCTTTGTTGTTAATATTAGTATCACTAAATAAATCTTTCAATCTATTTTTCTTTTGTAAATTATTACCAATATTATCAGTACTATAACTAAGTTTAGTATCAAAACTTTCTATTTTAAAGTTTTTATATAATTGATATTCAGGACTAACCTCAAAATCCGTATATAATTTTTTCTCGAAATCATACTGACTCTTACATATATCTTTAAAATTGTTACAAGATCTTCTAACCGCATCTTCCATTCCCGGTTCACTTTTAATCTTATCCGTTATTAAACTATTAACAAATGTTGTAAATTTTGTATTATCTAAAAATATTTCAGACATTACCATATAAAATCTTTTATCAGCATCACTTTGTGGTGAATTAAAAGAACTATCATACGAATAAATATTATTTTTATTATCATAACTACTATCAACAATTCTTTGTTCATCTAATAAATTGCTATACGCAATTAATTTATCACCAACCGTCGACGCATAATTATTTCTTATATTTGTGATAGTATTAGTTTCAGTTCCATTATAATTCAAAGTATAAACTTTAATCTTACCACCATCTAATTTAACACCATCAATTGAATCACAAATAACATCCAACTTTCGTAATGTATAGTTATAATTTTCTTGATATGTCACCATTTCATTTATCGATCCTATAATTGATAAATTCAATCCACTCTCTCTACCAATTATAACTTTTTCAAGATTAGATTTTAATTCTCTAATCGCAGAATTTTTAAAATTATATGGTTTATCATCAATTTCTTTAACTATAGGATTATCACTATTTGAAACATCATTTTTAGTATCATCTATCAAATCCGCAATTCTTTTTTCAACATCTTTTGGTTTACCATAAATCGGGATATTTGTGTTTGGAGTTTCATATTGACTTAAATCACCAATAGTATAATCTCTTTTAAAATTGACCAATTGAACAATACCTATATTACTAATTTGATGTAAAGTTTTAACTTGATTGAATATTGTTATAAAGTATTTGTTAGTATTATCCGATAATTCTTTAAACACATTATCATAATTAATTTCACCAGTTTCAACATTACCATCATCACTTAATGTTGTTGACATTATTGTACCAACCGTACTACCACCTTTTTGTGGAATCTGATTTTTAACCTGATTAGTTGTTAATGGTGAAAAAGAATCACCAGTTCCTTTAATTATCTTAGCAACCATCTGTTCATCTCTCTCTTTAGTACTTTCCGTAGTTTGAGATCTGTCATCATATATTTCAGTATTACCATAAAAATTAAATGATAACGCATTTTGTAATGTTTCTATTGGTCCTGACAATCCTTGTCCACCAATAAAATCAAATCCTAAAGTAACTTTAGCTATCATTGGTTGAACTCCAATACCTTCAGGATTTATATCAAATAATAACGGATCATAAGTAATACCTAATGAATTTGGAACTATTTTAGTATGATAAAAATCACCGATTCTTAAAACTAATACCGGAGGTGCACCAAATGATGTATTTAACGCATCATTATGTTTAGGTTTACCATCAGCACCAATAACCGGTATTGTTTGTCCAGGTCTCATACATTGATTTAAAAAGGTTAATCTCGAATTTAAACCTTCAGGTGTCATTGAGTGAAATGCCGGATTAAAATATTTTATTTTTTCTTTTATACTATCATAAACCATTGGATTACTTTCTTTAATTACATCAAAATAATCACATTCAGAAAATAGATATCTTAATATTTTTTTAGATATACCATCTTTAACTTTTTTAATTGGATCCGGAGGTGCTATTGGTTTAACAGGTTGAACAACTTTGGTTCCTTGTCCAATACTAGTATCTATTGTTGTTTCATCCTCATTATTAGTTTGCTCGTCTGGAACAATAACTTTAGGTTCAGGTAAAACTTCCGCTTTAATATCTATTATAGCAACTCTACGACAAACCATAGCAGGAATCGAATACCATTTAGTCTCAGAAGTAACCTTTCCATTAATATCATTCTCTTGAGGTTCAATAGTACAATCAACACTGCTACCTTGACCTTTAATACTAACAGGTATTATATATTTTTCACCTCTAGCCAATGAATTTATTATCAAATCTTTACCTAAATGATCCGACCCTTTAGTATTATCAGAAAAAATTTGTTTACTAAACCATTTTTTAACCGAATCAATTCTTCGTTGTGATAATAATTGATTATAATCAACCGTGTTTGGTGACGATGCCGAACCTTCCAATGTTAATGTAACTTTACCCTTTTTCGCAATAAGAATTTCATCAAGTTTTTTCATAAAGTCACCTTTAATTGAATTAAAATTACCTTCAATAACATCATTAAAAAATGTTGGTATCGCTGTTTTATCAAAGGTTTCACCACCTGTCTGTGATGTCTTTAAAAAAACTTTATTAGGAGCTTTAGTTATATATGTCGTATTTTTCAACGCAATATATTGGGTATAATAAACATCAAATGAATCTGATGCCGTAGTATTTGGATTACCTTTAGGTATATCATTTTCAAAATAAAATCCATAACCCTTAAAAACATCTAATTCATTATTAGATACCAAAGTTTCAGGATCTGAAACTTTTTGTTCATTACTAACATTATTTCCTTTATTAGACTTACCATCACCATCTGTTGAGGTTATTGTTGTTTTATTAACCGGAATTTCATCCATTACAATACCTAATTCAGTATCTGTCAATCTAGGTTCATTCAACAATTGTTGATATGTATATAATTGATTTGTCGGTATTGTATTAAATTTAACCGCCAAATCATATATATCATATTTAACACACCCAGCAAAAAATGAATCAATTATTGAATTAACTTCTTTCGAACTTCTATTCGCCAATTGTTTTTCGATTATAGTATTCATCGCAGCTGGTGTATCAACAACAATTTTCCAACTAATCGAACCTGATCTAGTTGTGTTTTTATAAGTATAGATAGGTTCTGGTCTACCTAAAAAACTAGTTGGGTTCCAATTTGATTTACTATCTTCACTAAATGTAATATCATAAGGTGGAAACCACATTATTCTACCACCATTTGGTCCTCTCTCACAAGTTGCCAAATCATCATATGTAAAACCTGGTTGATCCGATGTTCTCCAAGCTAAATTCTCAAGTGAAAACATATATTTTTTCACTTTACCATCCATAATGTTAGTCGAACCAATACCTCTTAAAGGTGCAATATTTAAATTATATGTATTGTCTAAAACTGAATTACTAAATTTTCTACCCGAAATAGTTATACCATCAGTTTTTTGTAGATCAGCATAAGTAAAGTATGGTGTATCTTTTTGAAAAACTCTACAATATTCCCTACCAACCTCAAATCCACTTGTACCAATTGTATTACCATCTGTAGTTGAATCGTAATATGCAATAACTTGAGAACCTTTAGTTATTTCTTTATAACCATCATTAAAAACTTTAGATACTTGATTTATCGCATTACCAACATGTTTAAGTCTTTTTTCTCCCGATACTTTATCACCCGATTGAACAATTCGTTGAGTATTATCCAATATTGATCCACCCTTATAATCAATTTCTGTTGATAAATTTTGACTATATTGACTTTCAATAATATTAAATTCATTATCTTGTTGATAATTTTGAGCACCGGGTCCCACTTTGAATCCTGCGTTATCTTTATATTTAGGTGAAGTCCAAATAAATTTACCATCAATACCACCACCATCAGTATACGAATCACCTTTTAAACCAAAATTAAGTTTACTCTCATTACCTTCATATAATTGACTCAATTCTGATGGTCCATATACAATTGTAGATTGTTGTTTACCAAATCTATCAACTGCAACTTCATTATCGGGTGATGTTATTTGAGATGGTTCCGCATTTTCATTACCAACATAATATCCACCTCTATTACCACCACCATTAAATAAATTATTAATAGCACTTGTAACACCTTGTATAATACCACGGTTATAATTTGGTGAATATAAATTATAATCCAAACTAGCAAATAATGCCGATCGTTGACCATTTCCCGTGTTTGCAACAAATATTTCAGAAGGATTTCTTTTTTTATTTAATATCGGTCCTAAAAAACCACCAGTAAGATTATTAATAGTAGTTAATAATGGTGAAACATTTTCTTGAGGATCATTTTCTTCAAAATAATCACCAGGTATAAATGAAACAGGAAAATATGTTCCCGTTAATCTATTAGCAAATGATAAAGCCGCTGCTGGCGGAAATTCAGGTACGGTAATTTTCCAATTTTTAATAAAAAATGGTTGTTGTCCTGACGCTAATAAACTAGCACTAAACGGATCACTTAGGGTATCTAAATTAATACTACCAATAGTTGCTTGTGTTATTTCATAAGCAATTCTATCTTCAAAATATTTTTTTAACTGAATAGCACCTAATTTAGCAATATAAGAATCCTGAGATAAAGTACCATTACTACCCGTTGGGTTATCACTACTCAATATCTCATAAGGACTATAAAAAGATGGTACAAATATGGAAGGATCCCAATATGGTAAATAAACTTTATTATTATTATTGATATCCGTTATCACCACCATATTCTGAAACCCACCTTGAGGTCCATATATGTTTTGTATATAAGCAGCATCTATATAAAATTCATTAACTAAATCTAACGCGGTTTGAGTTGGACTATATGGTCCCATATTTGATGTTACAGGTGATGGAGAACCTGGTATTGAATATTTAATTTGATAACCCCCATTTGGTCCATATTCATTTAATGGATAATATGAATTAGCAACTTGATTTGTTAATATTAAATTATTTGGTGAATCAACAACACTAAAATTATTTAATGGTGATGCCTCATAAGTAATATTTCCAGATGGTGGAGTATAACCACCTTGTACCGAATATGGTGCTAAATTTCTAGCTATTAAAGCGTCTCTAAAAGTAGAAGATGAAGCAAATGATAAGATATTATTTGGCATATTTAGTGTTTATGTTATAAATACACAAAATGTATGTTTTTAAATTATGCTATTGTCAAACCTGAATTTATTTTAGAACTTTTCGCAACAATTTCATTAGCGATAATTGGACTCATATTAGTAGTCATTTCATAGAAAATATTTTCAACTTCTTTTTTATTTAAATTAGATGCAATATCACCTTTAACATTAACATTATGATTAAGAGTTATTTCTGTAGGAGTACTAGATGTGTTATTTAATGATATTGTTGAGGGTATTGATAAATTTAATGGAGTTGCCGATATTGCAGTGGAAACTGCATTGGAAATAATTTCACCAGCACCTGTAAATATATCACTTGTAATATTACCAACACTTGTAAAAATTGGCAAACTAGTTATTGATGTCATGATATCACTTAACTTAGTTACAATATCACCCATATTAATACCCATTTTATCCATAATACCATTTAAGACTTCAAATGATTTATCCACACCAACTCTATAATCTTTAGATTCTTGTGGTGCTTTGCTTACCACATCTCTAACTTGTTTATTAAGACCTTTGTACGTATCCTGAGTAATCCTATTACTAGCAATTCCATAATTTTCTGCGGTAATCATTTTATCTAATAATGCATTAGTTTTTTTCATTTCACTCAATTGATCTATTGAAATTTCTTCAATTGATTTAGCACCTAATGCTTGTTGTTCACGTAATAATTTAACTTCATTTTCTGTTAATTCACCCGCCTTTTTCTCAATAAATTCACCAGTTTCTTTACCACCAACAACTTCTTTAACTCTAACAATCGCTTCACCACCCTTATTAATTGTCGCCATTGTCGCGATAAATTCACGATCTTCATCTTTAATACCAGGTGAGAATTTAATTTGTTTTAATTTCATATCAAAACTAGCAGCATTTAATGCCATTTTTTGTAACTCACCATTAGTTAATCCCATAGATTTACCAATTTCGTCCAATCGTCTTTTTGCTCCCGGTAATATTTCAAATTGATTATTTTCCTTATTAAATCTAGTAAATTCTTTTGTCATTCCAACAATTTGATTTTGAAGTTCTGTTGGATCATTTTGAGCCAAATCCATTAACCTTAACGGATCTAATAATTGACTTGATGTAACACCTAATCTTTGTAATGATGCTGCAAAATCAATAGCACCTTCAGGATTAAAAACATTCTCAGTAATCTGAAAAACTTTACCCATATCAATACCTAATCTTGATGCTTGAGCTGCCATTTTCGCTAAACCAACAATACCATTTTCAAAATTGTATTTGTTCATTTTGTCAAGATTGGTAACAACGCCACTAGACACCGCCGCGGTTGTGACACCAGCTTGTCGAGCAACATTTACAACCTTTAACATATTGTCACCAACACTAGCAATACCAACACCAACATCTCTAAAATTAAGTGCCAGATCTTTTTGAGCTGTACCCGTAACTCTCGCAGTTGCCGCAAAGTTAGTTAGAGTCTCATCACTTAACATTATGTTAGTATCTAACGATTCAATAAGTGACGTATAAGTTTTGGCGGCATCTCCTGCCGTCATACCCAATTCAACAAATTTAGGTATCGCATCTGAAATTGTTTGAGTTAATTCAATTCCCCTTTTGGAACCAACACCCAAAGCTTTAACCAAATCAGCAGATTGTGAATCCAAATCTTTAACCGCATTAAAGATAGCTTCAAAACCAAGTCTTTCCTTAGTTAATTTAAAAATACTTGTTAAAAGTTCCGTAGGTTTTTCAAATAGTTTACCTAGTTCCGAACCGATATCTATCGATTTATATGAACTACCACCATCAATTCCTTCTTTTTCAACATCAGCCATATGAATTCATTATAACATAAATATCATTTATACTATTTTTTATGTTCATCAATAATTTTATCAACAAAATAACGACGAACATATGTTGGCATTTTAAGATATTCGAAATACGATGTTCTTAAAATTTTCGCCAACAAATAATATTCATCCAAAAGTTGCTTTGAATAATCAGAAGAAAGGCCGAAAAAACTCCACCCCAAAAGCAATGTTCACCATTACTCTTTCTCCGGACGGGGCGATAACTTGTTTTGTTAAGTCTAATCTTGGTTCATTATCAGACATGAATTTCTTAATATATTTTGAATCCATAATTGGCATACTCTCAACAAATTTAACAATATTACCAGAATCTGAATTACCATCAACATCAACAATCATTTTTGCCAATTTTAAAGTCGCAACAGGTGCCGGTCTACCAGCAGGATAAGTCTCAATTATAGTTTCAAGTTCCAAAGTATCCTTCATAGTTAAAAATTTCAACTTAACAACATTTCCACTTCTAGGTAAAGTAGTTGTCAAATGACCATTAATATCAGGTTCAACATCCGTTTTAATCACATCCAACTCATCCAACAAAATATCTGTGGTAAATGTTTTATTTGTTGCCGGATCCACAACACTAACAGTATACTCTGGTCCAAACGATGTATTTCTTAAGAAAATTAATAACGCTTCAATATCACCATCCAACAATTCTTCAGGTCTCAAATCAGGTTCATATACCTTATTTCTCAATAAAGGTAATACTATCGTTTCCTTTATTGATTTATTTGGATTTATATTTGTTAATGTATTTTCGTCATAAGCGGTTAAATAACCAACCTTAACACTCTTTTTCTTGGATTTATAATAAACACCCTTTGATGGTAATAAAACCACATCATGAGGTAAGTTAAAATCCATTTGACCATACTGATTTATATTGTTTTCCATATTTTTTTTAAATTAAATATAAAAAACAACTTGACATTATAAATATTAAATGTTTAATTCCCATCTAATATTACCACAATCATATATTCGATATATTTTTCTATCAAACATTATTTGTTGTTCCGTCTTATTTTTATCATATCCCTCTTTTATTAAAATCGATTTTCTATATCCAAACCTATGTCTTCTAATTCCATTGACCACATACCAGTAATTTGGTTTTGATTGTGAAATTTTTTCAAATTTTAATTTTTCATACATACCACCATCAAAAATCCTAACATCAGAATAAGAAACAATTTTATTTGAATTATAATTTTTAACAAAAAAAGTAATCAATTTAGAAGCACCACCAATAACATTATGATCCAATAAATTACAAAAACGATTCAATTCCCATTCGGTTTTCTTACCACCCATTAATACCCTACCCTTAGAAAAGGTCATAACCGAAACCAAATTATCTTTATAAAATAAACCAAGTCTTACCTTTGAATTAACATTCCCCTGAATATGATTTTGTTCCAAAAATTGTTTTGAGGTTTTTGAATTAATTTCCCTTATTTTACATTCTCTACCATAAATCTTATTAGTTATTAATCCCAATCTACCTTTCAATATCGATTGAACAATCTCTCTTTTATAAACCCACTCATCCTCAAAAATATGAATTAATCGAATATTATTCTCTTCACAATCATTAGTCTTTCTCAAATGATAATTTTTATCCCTAAACAATTCATTATGCCAATAAACACCATTCACCTCAATACCCAAATTAAATTCCGGAATGAAAATATCAATCTCAGTTTTTTTATTGGGAATTTTCTTACCACTCTCATAATTTATATTTAAACTATCCAAATATTCACAAATCTCTTTTTCATACCCACTTCTATTTGAATTTCCTATAGGATTACACTCAATACAAACATTATAACCTCTCTTGTATCGTTCATATAATAATTGTTTAGTTAATTCAGATTTTTTACCACATTCCGAACATATTATCTCAACATAACTTTTTTTAATATCAATAAAATTGATCTCAGGATAATTAGATTTAAATGAATTAATTATTGTATTTCGATAATTGTTCGTCTTACTATAATTCTCATTACCATATTTTACTAAACAAGTTTTTTTATATTTTTCAATATTGTTGTAATTCTCATTACCATACTTCGTTAATCTAGTTTCCCTACTTTTTTCAACATTATTATAATTCTCATCACCATATTTCTTTAACTTACTTAATTTTTGTTTACCAATAAAATCTTCATGCTGTGAGTAAAAATTAACCCCATATTTTTTTTGAAATGTCTCCGTTTGTCGTTTAACCATCTCATCTTTATTATTATTTATACATAATAAAGAACAAAATTCCCCATATGGTTTGTCAAATCTATTTCTAAACTTTAATTCTCCACCACACGTAACACATTTTGGTCTCTCATTTAACCCATTATAAAAAAACCATATCTTTTCTTTGAAATTTAACTCAATATTCAAATCATTAGAATAATCAATAATTGAATTATATAACTGTGGGTGATTTTTTGATAACCATTTTTCGGTGGTTTTATATCCCGACTTATTATCCGTAGTAAAAAAAGAAAAATCCATATAACATCATATTATATGATAATTATATGGATTAATATTTGGGTTGTAAAGGTTATGTAAAAAATCAGTAAATTAACACACAACGATCCATTCTAAGCGTAGCTGTTATGTCCGCCAATGCATCTGATTTGTAATCTAAAGAACCAAAACTAACATCAGTCATAAAAGTCCCCTCGAGTATCCATTTCTCAATAACAACACCTGTTGGGTCTAACATTTCGATATCAACATTTTTCTTATATCCCGCAGCGTAACCCATACGACCTGTTACTGATTCAGCACATAAACGAACCCATTCCATTAATGCCTGTGCCGCTGATGGACCGATTGGGTCTCTAAATTTAACCGTGATTGGATCCCAATTAAATCTACCAGCTACGAATGTTGAGGTATTCAAAAATTGAACTTCAGTTGATCCTATTTTGATAGATGGTCTTGAAGCACTTTCAACATACCATTCATTAATTCCTAATGAAGAAGGGAATCTAATAATAAATCGGTTCTGCCTTTTAGGTTCAAAGGGTATTGGGATTTTATTGAGTAAGTCTGCCATTTTTTGTTTTTTTAATATTTTTTATTATTTTTGATTAAATCATTCATTCTTATCACATATAAATATCTTCATTTAAAAAAAATCATTTAATTTTTATAAATTAAATTTTAAAAATGTGTTATTAATGTTTTCACCCTATTTACTTTTAAAAATATTTTTCATATTCTTTATCTAGAAACCAGTTAATAATAATAATTAATTAAAATATTATATAACTAGAATAAAT